GTCCGGGTCAAGTAGCAAATGACTTATGTGACGCTCGGGAGTGACGGTGCGAGCCCGGTCGCATCGATCACCGGCTATCGGGTGGTGTGGACGGCGAACGGCCGACAGAAGCAGAGCCGGCCGTTCCCGCGTCTGCACAAAGCGCTCGGATTCCAACAGCGCATCCGGATGGGGCAGACGTCGAAGATCGTTCCCGTGTACGCCACCAATGGACGGACACCATGAAACGAAGAACCTCGAAACGCAAAAAAGCGAATCCACCCTACAAACCCGGCACGGTGATGCCGCGGTTCCGCCGGCGCACGTTGCGCTCGAGCTCGGGGCGCAAGGTGCGATCGAAACGAATGGCGAAGGCGATTCTGCTTTCCGAGTTACGACGTGCCGGAAAGATCCCACCGCGGCAACAGAACCTCAAGGGATCGCGCTACGTGCTTCGCCACGATCCAAAGCGGAAGTGGTTCGTCTTCGACACGAGAACGAAGGGTGTCGCGGCTTACAACATGACGCAGGACCAGGGCGTCGCTCTCCTGGCGCGCATGCGACGCGGACTCGGGAAAAATCCGAAAGGTCGACCGCGCCGCAAGCGGAATGATGATTCGAAGTTCGTGCACAAGGCGATGCGTGAGATCGCGCCGGGGAAGAAATTCGAGGATCTCACTCCGTTCGAACGGTCTGCGGTTCTGCAGCGCGCTCAGCAACTCAAGATGGAAACGCTTGCGGGCCTTCGGAAGAACGGAAAAAAGAAAAACACGCGAGCGAAGGCGAAGAGACGAACGAAGCGCAAGCGCAACTATCAGGACGCCGGCGAGCTCTACGAAAAATTCCACGGCAGAAAGGCGGGAAGAGTGTCAGACACAGGTCTGCCGATCGCGGACTACGGCTCGCATGCGGAGCTCGGCCAGCTCGGGAAACTCGTCTCGCTCACGATCGGGGACAAGGATGCAGAAAAACCCTGGTGCAAAAAAATCACGTGGGGCGGACCGGAAGCGCCGGATCTCGCGGCCGAGCCTGGTGGTCGACAGCTCTATCTCGTGGGTGGAAATCAGAGCTTGAACGGCTCACTCGAGAGTCTTCCGATCTCGACCGACAAAGACATGATCGATCTCGGTTTCGCGTACCAGATCGAATACTTCACGCGCAAAGCGTTCGACAATCACCAGCCGGTGACCTACTACCACGACTTAGGAGAAGAGTCGGGAGAGTCACCCCGCGCTGTCTATGATCGCGTGAAGAAGCGGATACACTTGGTGGGCGGTGCCTATGTGGTGAAGCCGGAAGGCATCGTTAACTAAGGGAGGTGCGATGAATCAGGAGACGGCGGAAAAAATCGCGAGCGCGCTCGATCAGATTGCAGAGACGCAAACGAAGCACTTCGAGCTCGTGCGCGAACACATCGCGTGGGAACACGAGCGCGCGACGAAAGCTGAGAAACAACTGATGACGATGTTCGGCGGCGGTCTCCCGTTCGGACCACCGGGACCGATCCCGATCCCCGATCCACCACCGAACATCTCGGGACCAGCGGGACCGCCAGGAGCTCGCCGGCGTCGTGGCTAGCGAACCGAATTTCGCACCCGTCGGAGTCGGACCGGCTCACTATGTCGGACCGGAGCTCGGGGGCACCCTCACCGGCCGAGCTTGCAACACGTGCCAGCACATTCGAAAGCTTTCACCGGAAAGCATGTCGCAACCGTGCATCCATCCGAGCCTGGTGGCGACGAAAGAGCGCAAAAAAATCGAGGCGTTCGATTCCGAGTATGGAGTTCCTCGCAGAATGGCGATGATTGACCGGCGCGGTTGCTGCGATGCGTGGCGGCCGCGATGACAGGAGCGCACACGATGACCGATCTACCGACCAGGCGACCACGCCGGCCGATTACGCAACCCCCGGCGAGCGGGCAGATGGTTCGCACCGAGCACGTCGATCTCATTCCCGCGGAGATCGCGCAAGTGCTCGCGCAACTGCGCGACGTCGCGCGAACGAAACAGTACGCACTGCTCGGCCGGCTCTCGATCGTGAACATCCAGCGTCCCGACCGTGTGAAGACGATCGACTTCCGAAAAGACGGACCAGTGCTCGGGAAGATCCCCGGCACTGATCAACTGATCGTGACGTCACCCTGGCAAGGTCTGCCCGAGAAATGGGACTCGACCGACGAGTTCTGTCCCGCGTGTCTTGCCCCGTGCGACGTGTGCAACGCGACCGGGAAAAAAGCGTGTGAGGGGTACAAGTGCGGCGGGAGTGGCAAGGTACCAGGTCCGACCGAAGCGTGTCCGCGGAAGGGATGTCTCAAGCTCACCGGCAAAGTGAATCTGCAGTGTGCACTTTGCAAGGGCTCGGGGAACTACGTCCCATTCCACGACTGCACGATGTGCCAGGGCAGCGGGAAAATGATCTGCTCGAGCTGTCGCGGAACGAAGCGCCGGCCGACGGGGATCCGCGGCGGGAGTCTGAACTGGCGGGATCCGGCGTGTGAGACGTGCGGCGGATCGAAGTTCAATCACAAAAATATTCCACAGCGGATCGATGACTTCGTGAACGCGCGTGTCGGCTCGATGATCGCGCTCGGTCCGATTGTCCGCTTTGTGGTCGAGTCTGTCGGAGGGTCGGGAGATCCTCCGCAGGTGTACGACGTCGTCGCGGATGCGAACGGGCAACACCTCGTGCTACTGCTCGAGGAAGATCGCACCGGCGCCGGCGCTTATTTGATCGGTGGTGTGCTGAATCTTCAGACCAGGAGGTAGGAAGTGGCGAAAAAGAAAAAAGCGGCCGCCGACGATCCTGTCGCGGCTACTCCCGCAATCGATCCGACCGATGTGACCGACATCAAGCTCTCGATTCAGAGTGCAGAAAAAACCGTGCAGGTACACATCACGGATCCGGAGCTCTGTGCGCATGCCGCGGCCGGCTCAGCCGATGGCGAGCTGCTCGGGGATCTCGTCACGTTCTGTCAGGATGTGCTCGAGTCAAACGAAGACGCATCGAAGATCGAGATCACTCCGGAGAACGCAGAGGAAGTGCTCTCGTCGAAAACGGCGTCGAATCCCGATGCCGCGGCGGATGATGCAGCGGCTAACGCGGCCGACGGTGGCAACTCGGACGAGGACCTCGACAATTTGAACACGTAAGAGTTCCGCGCGGTCGACTCCCTCCGGTGTTCGATCCGCGGGAAGGGGTGATCCTCGAGGGTGAACTGCTGACTCAGTCCCTCCCTCGTCTCGGGGTCACCCCTTTTTTTCTGTCCTGCCTTATCTCTGCCCGCGCGCGCACATCGAATGAAGTGACGTAGCTTTCCCGCGATCCTTTTTCTCGAATCGCCCCCACCTGATTTTTCCTTCGGTCGACCTATGCCTTCAATGAGAACTGTTCGCCTGGTCAATCCACACAAAAAGCGCAGTACGCGCAAAAGTTCCGGCCGTCGAGCACGGCCGAGAAAACGAAACATGGGAGGGGGTGAGTTACTCGTTATGACGAACCCGAAAAGGAAGCGTCGCAACCGGCATCATCGGTCACGCGCGCGCAATCGCAGACGGGCACGCAATCCGTTCATGAGCACGCGCTCGAGACGTCACCGCAATTACGGTCGTCGTCGTCGTCGCAATCCGATCGGCGGTTTCTCCGGATCTGAGCTGTTGTCGCTCGGTCTCGGGGCGGCCGGCGGTGCGATCGGCTCGCGGTATCTCACCCAAGCGGTTCTTGGCGACAAGAACACGGGTGCAATGGGGTACGGAGCCAACATCGCGGCAGCGATCGCGCTGGCATGGGCGGCCTCGAAATTCGCTGGCCGTGACATCGCGGCAGGCGTAGCAGCTGGCGGAATTTCCGCAGTGCTGATGCGTTTGTGGTCGGAGAAGGTTTCGCAGACGTCGCCGGCCGCCATGAGCGGTTATCTCGGTGACATCGACTTCTCAGGGGATGGGCTCGGAGCTTACATCAACTCCGGTTTCCCATTGCCGACGGTGAGCGGTCAGAACGGGAATTATCTTTCGATTCCCGCAACGGCGTCGTGGGGCCCGGTAGGGTCACCCGCGAATGCGCCTCTGGCACCTCAAGGCAGCACAGCACCGGCCGTTAACGTTCAGCCCGCGAACCCTGCGGGACTGACTCGTTTCGCGTCCCGGTTCTAGTCGCCTGTTGATTGGCAAGTTCAGACGATCCGCTCGATGGAGACGAGCGGACGCCAAAAAATTTCTCCGGAGATGAGGTGCGTCCTATGTTGCAGAGATTCGATGCGAGTCGTTTCGATCGCTTCAATCGTGCGGTACGCGGTGAGGGTTTCGATCCTTCGCTGATCTCGTCATTCGACCTCGGTCGTATGCCGAAAGTGAAGGGGCGCAATCCCCTGGTGGCGAACCTGATGGAAGTCATCAACCAACCCGTGTACGACTCCGCGAGTTTTGCGCAAGCGGCCGCGATGACCAAAACGGTGCTCTTTCAGACACCGATCGGTCAGAGCGGAAAAACTCTTGCGCAGACCTACATGACGAAGGCGGGTCAGCTCGAGCAACCTCAGAAGCTCGTGATCCGTGCGATCTCGCTCTTCTTCGCGAACAACACCGCACTGATCGACCTGGTCAACTTCCTGACGAACGTTTCTTTCACTCTCACCGTCGGCAAAAAGCCGATGCTCGAGTGTTTCGCCGGGAACCTGACAGCCGGTCGCGGTGCGATCGCGACGAGCACAACCGAACTCGGAACGGCGGCCGCCGGCGACGTGCAGTTTATTTCCACGTCGAACGGTGTTCCCGATCCAAGATCGGTTTTTACGTTAAATCAACCGATAGTCATAGAAGGTGGTGAAGGTTTCAGCGTCACGCTGAACCCGGAAACCGCTTTCAATTTCGCGGCGACAGCGGCGCGGCCGAACGGCGTCGGAACCACGGTGTACGTGATTCTCGACGGCGAGCTCTATCGCGGCGTGCAGTAAACAAGTCGGGGACGGTGGGGTGTCGACATGGCACCCCTTCCCCGCACACTTTTTTCAGAGAGGGTTTCCGATGGCTGATCAACCGTGCAAAGCGTGCGCGGGCGGCGGGATGGTGAACGGGCCCGCGGGCACACAACGGTGCCCGATGTGTGAAGGCAGCGGCGCGGCGTTTGATCCCGGCTTGTTCTTCACCTATGAGATGGGGCCCGTCGTGATTCCAATGAACGGAACCATCTCGAATTTCTCAGTGCAGATCCTCGATCGTTCTTTCCGGTGGATGTTGCTGGCGGGTGTGCAGACCTCAGCGCTCTACACCGTGCTGATCAAGGACTCGCGGAACAAGCGTCCGTTCTCGAATCAACAGGTGCAATCGTCGAACATCGTCGGCACCGCACAGAATCCGTTTCCGCTTCTGACTCCGTTCACGTTTGAACGGCGGGGATCGATCCTGGCCGACTTCACGGATCTGAGCGGGGCACAGAACACGGTGCGGCTCAACTTCATCGGTGTCGAGCTGAACGACGGACCGGCGCAATAGTTCGGAATCGGAAAGAGGTGTACGTGGTCACGTGCACCTCTCCCCCACTTCGATTCTCACGAGGGAACCATGTCAAAACTGAACGTCGCGCTCTTCATCATCGGGTGGGTGCTGTTCATGCTCGCGCAAGCGCAGAACTCGATTCGATCGAACTCGAACGGTTTGCAGGGCCGCGCCGGTTGGTTCGCGTGGTTTCAGATGCACGTGATCGATCTTGCGATCCGCGCGTTCCTGTCCGCGTGTTTTTACGGTTTCCTCGTGCAACAGGCCGCGGCGAAAATCGCGGCCGCGGGCCTCTCGATCGAGTCTTACGGTGTCGCCGGCGTGAGTGGTCTCGCAGCGAATGCTTTGCTCTACCAGGTGACCGGCCTCATTCCCGGCCTACGTGTCGAGGTGCCGGAACTCGCACCTCCCGACAACAGTCCAACGCCGGCACCGCCACGACCGAACTGAGTTCTGGAATAAAAATTATTCTTGGTCGCTTAACCGGGAGGAATAGCGTGGGAACACCAGATTTTACGCGGTTTCGAGTGTCGAGGCCTCAGCTCGCCGGCGAGCTCGTCGACCAGGTGCGGAAAACTGCAAAGCTATACCTCGGAATGGGGATTCTCGTCGCTCTGGCGATGGTGACGTTCGGCTGCATTCACAAAGCCGGTGGGGGTCAGGTCACACCTTTCGAAAAGGCGGTGACCTACTCCGACATGCTCGCGCAGACGAACAACTCGATCGCGAAGGGTGTGATCGAAGCGCAACAGCAAGGGCTGATCACCGTCGACCAGGCGAAGACGATGCTCACGGCGCAATCGAAAATCGCGATCGACCACGAGGCGCTCACGAAGCTTTTGCAGCTCGGGCAGTCAGGTGCGACGGCACAGGCGACACAGATTAAGGCGTCACTCGACGCGATCCGTGCACAAGTCAACTCGCTGACTTTCGAGAACGCCGGGCTCGGGATCAAAAACCCGACGTCACAGCAGACCTTCGCGAATGACGTGAACTCGATCTTTTCCTTCACCGACGTGATCCTCGCGAGTCTGCAAACGGCGGGGGTGTTGCAATGAGCGGCCTCACCGGTGGTCTGAATCTCGCGGCCGAAATTATCGGCCTCATCGAACTCGCCGGCCAGGTCGGAACTGAGCTCTATCTCAAGCTCACCGCGATCGGCCAGCTCTCAGCCGACGACCAGGCGAACATCGCAAACGCGATTAACGACGCGATCGCGGTCGACGAAGACACTCAATCGAAAATCGCGGCCTGGCGTGTAGCGGTGGGAATCGATCCGCCACTCCCAACACCGCCTCCGAAGGATCCGGTTATCGGGACAGCGCCCGCGGCGCCACCGGCAAAACCGGATCCGGGGAAAACTTCATGAGATCGATCTGGGTGGGCACGGGAGATCTGTCGGGACCAGACGCGCCGGGCAAAGTGAAGGTCACACCGTACTTTTTCCCGCAGCACGGTCTGCTCAATCTGCTCTATGTCCCGAAGGTTCGGGATCTGCCTTCGCGCGGGTTCGACTTCAAAGGCCTGGTTTTCGATTTCGGTTTCAACGCCGGCCAGCTCGGCCAGCTCGGGGATCTCGGTCTCGGACCGTTTGAAGTGCAGGATCGGAACTACCAGGTCGAGCGGCCATTCATGATCTGGGGCATCACCGGCTTCGACGACGATGCGACGGTTCCCTATGTCGGGTACAACCTGCAGATTTTCCACTCGCACCAGGGCAGTCAGCGACAGTTTTTCAACAAAGCGGTGGCGGATGGCGAGATCGCCGGCAGTGGGAAGTTCCTGCACATTTTCCGATCGCCTTACGTCGTGCTGAAAGGCGATCAACTGCAATGCCAGGTCGCGAACCTGTCGAACAATGCGGCGAACCCGGCTGGGGGGAACTGTCACGTGCAGGTGGTGCTGTACGGAGGCGAGTTCGACTAGAACGCGCCAGCGCGGCTCTAATCGCCGGGAAAGGGCATTTCTGGAATGGATCTGGTGGAAGCACTCGCGGACTCGATCCAACGCTTTGAGGGATGGATCCCTCCCGGCGTCGATCCGCGGATGCCGGCGGGCTCGCGGTCCTGGCGCAACCGCAACCCGGGGAACCTTCGACCGGATCCGCGGCCGCGGATAGTCGCACAGCCGGCCGACAGCGCGAACTATCGGATTTTCGACACGCTCACACTCGGTTGGGATGCGCTGCGATCGGACATCAGGGCAAAGCTGAACGGATCGCACAACCTCACCGACGATTCGACGTTGCGAAACTTTTTCGACATCTATGCGCCGTCGGATGACGACAACGATCCGGATCAGTACGCGCGCCAGGTCGCGATCTGGCTCTCGCGGGATCTCGGTGCCACGATCACCCCGGAAACAACACTCGGGTACCTGAAAGGGTTAGGGCGGTGACGCGATGAATTACAGGCGGCGACGTGGACCAGGGATCCTCTCGAGCTATGGGCCGATCGGACTCGGGGACGTCTGCACGATTCAACCGAACGGTGCGCGCGTGTGCACGAGCTCGGACAGCTGGCAGAATCCGACCCTGCAAAAAATGCCGTGGACGGATCCACAGAAGCAATCCGCGAAAGCTCGAGTACAAAACGCTTTCGGGATGCCACCGTTTTTGAACCGCGACATCTCGCTGTTCAATCCGCCGGCTGACTCGAGACCCTTCATCGTCACCCCATCCCCTTTCCCGAACTATCCGGCGCCAGGTGCGGGACCGATCACGGTCATCACCTACACGGTTCCGCCAGGTCTTCTCGCGGTGATCTATGCACTCTCGATTGTGCACGTCGGTGGCAATCCTCCCGACGGTACCGGGAATGTGATCTGGCGAGTGCTGAAGAACAAAGCCGGGATCAACGGCCTCAATAATCTCTCGTCACAGGTGGGCACCTACGCGGCGCCCAACCTGTTCACGATCGCACTGATCGAAAACGACATCATCGTCGTGACTGCGGAAGTTCCCGCACTACAGCCACCGTTGCCAATGGGCGACACGACCGCGGCCAGGTTCCACGGATGGACTTATCCCCTGGTCGAAGCGACGAAACAGGGACCACTCGCAGGAGTCGGGCTGCAATGAAAAAGTCTCTCAAGGTCGCACTGCTCGCGCTGATCGCAAGCGCGGTGATTCTGCTCACGGCACAGAATGCCGGGAATACCGGAACGGCAACCTATGCGACCACAGTCTTCACCAACGTTTCGACGGCGAGCGCGACGAGTGCGGTCTTTCGGAACATCGGCCAGTCCGCGCACTATCTCACCTATTGCATGGGTGGCATCGGGAACTTCACGGCGACGATGTTTCTCGAGGAAAGTTTCGATGCAGTCACGTGGGTGACGATCGGATCGGCCAACATCTCGAGTAGAACGCTGCTTGCGCAATGCACGGTTCTCCAGGCCGGCGGCTACTACCAGAACGTGCGCGCTCGCATCGCGAACAACACCGGTGGAACGATCAACGCCTGGTATCAGGCCACGTCGGGACCGATCAGCTTCGCACCAACAGGGATGAACACGGGCGGCGCGAGTGCCCCGATCACGTGCGATCAGCAGATCACCGGCACTCTCGCAAGTGGTGCGATCACCCAGATCGTTGCAGGAGTGCTGACCCAATACATCGCAGTTTGTTCGATCACCGTGTCTTTCGACGGGGCGACGGGCGCGGGCATCGTCGAGTTTTACGAACCACCGGCGATTGACTGCACTGTGATTCCGACTTCAAGCATTTGGGCATTCGACACCACCGCGAACACGCCACAACTGGTGTCGTTCGGGGTGGGGATCGGATCGCTTACGAAAGGTGTGGTCTCCGCGCAGCTGTGCGGGAATCAGACGAGCGGGACCACTCTTCGCTATTCGATCAGTTACGCGCAGATTCAGAGCTGAGCTGTCATGACACGTTCTCTCTTCGTCGCTTCGCTTCTCACCGCGCTCTCGTTCGCACAGGGACCGCCACCCTCACCACCGACACAGCTCGTCTCTAACAGAATCTGGATCACACCAGGACAGCCGACTCCGCAACAGGTGTCGAATGTCGACCTGGTGCTCTCGGGGAACCCGGGACCGGCAACCAACTTCTATTGGGTGGTGTCACGGTATCCGCTCGGAAACTCGACGCCGGCGGGCCCGTTCACGATCACGAATGCACCGAATGTTCTCTCAGTTTCAAACTTCGTGATCGTCAACATCACCCCGGTGAGTGATGCCGGTGTGACTTACGACGTGCTGAAGACGTCGACGCCGGCGATGCCGACGGGCGCGTGTGCGTGTGCAGTTGCGACGAACGTGACGTCACCGGTCAACGATCAGTCGAACTCGACCGGCGCTTACACGGTCACCACGTTCGATCCGAACACGGTGAATCTCACACTCACCAACGAAGTACAGGGCGCCGGCAGTGCGCATCTGATTTTGAGAATCAACGGCGTTTTTGTCGCGGACCTCAGTGTTCCCAGTTCAGGGACAGTCACGACTTCGGGATCTCCGCTGGCAAACCAGGTCGCCACTTTTGCTAGCCCGACCAGCATTAAAGGCTCACCGAATTTTGTATTCAACGGCACGCTGATGACTCTCGGGCCTCCCGAGTCTGGTCTCCCAGCAGACATTCAAGGATTTTTCGGGCCAGTGCAACTCGTGACGGGAAACAACGTGAACAACGCCACGAGCAACGCGATCTTTGGAGTCGAAGCCTATTACAGCAACGTCGGGAATGCTTCACTCGGGGCGAGTGGAATCTCGGCAGTGACCGAAGGTTTGCAAACCGCGAACGGTGCGGTCGGGTGGGGCGGTCCGATGGTGAACGGATTCCAGTCTATAGCTCTGCTCGACACCGCTACCTTCAACAATGGCTATGTCGGTGGCGTCTTTTCTGTGGTGATTTTGAACAGTGGGACCGGGATTCCCCAAACCCTCGCGGAATATCTGACTTGGCCGATGGTGAACAACACCGCAGTGACTCCCGTTCACACAGCGGGCTACTACGCACGAGGCATCGGGATTATAGGCTCGGGGGAGAGTGCAGGTTTTTACAGCGACGATCAGGTTACAGCCGACGGATTCTATTCCGATCAGGGTGCGAGTGGGTTCGCATTCCACGCGAAAGCCGGAAGCAACAGCAGTCTCGCGAATCTTCAGGCCAACACGATCACCGAAGCGCAAGGCACGATCACGGTCAGCACCCCAGCACTAAACCAGTCTGCGACGTGGAACTCTGCCGGTGTCGCGTTCACAAACATTGTCTCGAACATCACATGCACGGCCGCGGCGACGGGCTCGATCGCGATGGGACTCGGTACCGCCGGCACGCAATGGCAGTGGAAGTACGGATCAGCGAATTGCGGCACCGCGCAGATGTTGAGTCCGACGAGTGCCTCCCAGACGACCCCGGCTTATTCTTTTGCAGGAGCACCAACCGTCGGAGTCGGATTAAGCGGCGGGCAGGTCTACATGAATGCCGCGGCTGGAAATTTTTGGAAGCTGACGGTGAACGGTTCGCAGACCGTAGAGAGTGACAGCACTCACGTCTACATGGTGCAGCCAGTCTGCGACGATGGAACGGGAAACAACTGCTTCACGTTCGCGAGCGGCAAGATCTCTGTAACTGGATCCGGAAAACCCGTGGTCATCCCCGCGACGACAACGGTCGTGGCCTTACCTGCAGCAGCTTCGAACATCGGGGCCTTTATCACCGTGAGTGACTCGACCGCGATCGCGGCCGAAGGACAGACGTGCGCGGGAAGCAGCACCAACACTGCTCTTGCTGTATCAAACGGGACTATCTGGAAGTGCTTCTGATCCGTCGATGAAGGCCCTGGGCATATCTGCGGATGACGTTCGAAGCGTAGATGCCTCCAAGTGTTCGAGACCAGCGAAGCGATCGAACTTCCCGACTCTTTCCTTTTTGCGTGCACACACACCAGAAACCGTTGATCGACGGGATGCGGTTTTCGATCCCGCAGCTTTTGATCGTGAAGAACTTTTGCATCAGCGGCGCAACCTGCCAAAACCGATAGCACTGAGGGTGTTCGACGGGATCGTACGGGCGATCCAGGTGCACGTAGAGCCACAGCTCCCCATCCTCTGCAAGATGCTCGACGAGCTGCGCGAGCAGTTCCTCGGGCCGTTCCATGTGATCGATCATGTTGAAGAGAGTGATCAGTCGGAACTTTCGCGCGGGGATCGTTGCGACCACGGGAAATCGTTTGTCAGGCATCAGGCGATTGAACTCATCCGCCAGGGTGTCGGCGGGGATGATACGGGCATGCGCCGGCGCGATCTCCTCGAACACGGTTTTCGGGCCGGATCCGACATCGAGAATTTCCCGACTGTAGTCGATCGACTCAAAGGGAAACACCGGTCGATAGTGCGCCAGGTTATCGATCCACGCTTCCGGGTAATGCTGCCAGAAACTAAGTTCACCCTGCTGACCGTTTTCGGTGGGACTCCCAGCTAACGAGGACATAGGTGCGCAAGTATAAGCTTTCGGCGAGTGTGATTCTAGGATCCTTCCTGTTCTTCCTGTCCGCGATCGGCTTCGCACAGGGCCCACCGCCGGCACAGCCGACGCAGCTCGTCTCTAACAGAATCTGGATCACGCCGGCGCAACCGATGCCGCAACAGGTGCCGAACGCCGATCTCGGGGTCTCGGGCAATCCTGGTCAGGCGATGCTGTTCTATTGGGTGGTGTCGCGCTACCCGCTCGGGAACTCGACGCCGGCGGGACCGTTTTCGATCACGAACGCACCGAACACTCTCAGCGTTTCGAACTTTGTGATCGTTAACTTCACTCCGGTATCCGATCCGGGAGTCACTTACGATGTCTTGAAGACTTCCACACCGGCGATGCCGTCGGGTTCGTGTGCTTGCGCGGTCGCGACAAACGTCACCAGTCTTCCGCTCAATGATCAGTCGAATTCGACGAGCGGGTACACCGTCACCACATTCGATCCGAACACCGCGAATCTCACACTCACGAACGAAGTGCAGGGCGCCGGCAGTGCGCATCTGATCCTTCGCAAGAATGGCGTTTTCGTTTGCGATGTCAGCACAGGATGCGGCGGCGGTGGTGGTGGCACGCCGGCGGGGCCGAATGGCTCAGCGCAGATCAATAACAACGGAGTTTTCGGAAGCATCCCGGTGCTTGCTGTCGGTGCTTTCGGTGTCCTGTCCGATGGCCAGGTCGCGACTGACTGTTACATGACATCGGGAAGTGCGGTGCTCACCTGTGAGAGCGGTCACTTCCTTCTTAGCGATGTCGCTAAAAAAATCGCAGTCTATGGAAGCGGACCGACCACGAACGGTTTCATTCAGCCATGCTCGGGATCGATCACAGCGTTCACCAGTTCGACGCAGGTCACGACGTCATGCACAGCCGGCAACTCGACCACTCACACGATCGCCACAGTGACGAGTGCAACTCGAACTCTGTCAGCATCAGCCTTGAGCACGGTGTACAACGCGACTGCGCACGGCTTCCACGCCGGACAGATGGTCAACGTGCAGATGACCAACATCACCGACGCATCTTTCAGCGGAGTTTTCCCGATCAGCTCGGTGACGGCGAACACGTTCACAGTCGGGAACTGGGCACTGATGCCGCAAACCAGCACCGGCGGTGGAACCGCGGACGGGCACAGTGAGCACGTGGTCTGGGGGACCGACAACACCACCACGATGCAGGCGGCGGTCGATGCGTGCGCGGGACTCGGCGGATGCGCGATCCTCGCGCCAAAAGGCCTCTATGTGATGCACGGAGTCAACCTGCCATGCTCACAGATCGGCAACTTCACCGGAATCGGTTTGCTGAACTGCACACTCGCCTATAACAACATCACGTTTCGCGGCGATGGGATCGGCGTCTCAGTCTTCGAGAACTGGGACATCGCGACGAGCAACAATGCGCTGACCGGCAACCCGGGACTGATCAACTTAGGTGCGTCGGCAACTGGAGTCTATAACCCGATTGGCAGTCTGACTCAGCCTCTTAGAAACATCGAGATCTCGGGGATCACGTTTCAGCAGATCAAATACCCGACGGTTGCACTAAAGGCCGTCTCAGATCTGGGCGCGACCTCCGGTGTGAAAGTTCACCACTCGCGCTTTGTGAACTTTTCGGCAGAGTGCTTGTATCAAAGCGGACAGAGCGAGCACTGGGATGTGCACGACAATTCTTTCTACCAGTGCGGCCTCGGTGGTCCTGCCACCTCGACCTCTGACTCAGCGCTGAACATGAACGGCAATTACAGCCAGGCGCACGACAACTTTGCCGAAGACTATGGGCAATGCATGGAGGGAGCTGGCCACGACGACGATTTTCAGGGCAACACGTGTGATGGTCACGGTCCGGACATTCAGAGTTCGGCGTCACCGTCCCCGCATCTGTTTGTGAATCTCAGCTCGGGCACCTACGGGATCTGGAACTGGAGTGTGCGCAACAGTCGCGCGATCGCGAACAGTGGCGTCGACATCGAGAACGTGCTCGGCATGCTTGGGGACGTGTTGGTCGAGAATAACGAGATCATGGATGACACGGCCGGCATCAGCTGCGGGACCGGTCGCGAAACGAACAATGTGGTCTACGGGCCGCAACCCCCATCGATCCACGGAACGTGCACGATCAGGAACAACCGGTTCACTTACAGCGGCGCGCAGTTCCCGGTGACCTATGCACTTTCGATCAACGGAAACCAATCGCCTTATCTGCAGTCTTCGATTTGGGATGGGAACAACATCAGTTTCAATTTCGGGTTCTGCGGCGGCACTCCGACCTTTGCGTGCACGACGAGCAACGACTGCACCGCCGGCGCCTGTGTCGCACCGATCGGAGCATTCTCCGGTGCGAAGATTTTCAGTGGTCAGAAGTGGCAACCCTCAGTCAGCTATGCGGGTCTCGTGAGCTCTCCGACTCAACCCGGCGTGGTCGTTCCTTCACTCGACAACACTTTTATCTATATGAACAAGGGAACGACGGGGACAAGTGGAACGACAGAACCGAACTGGTGCACGGTCGGTGTCGGGTGCACGGTGACGGATGGCGGTGTCACCTGGACACTCTACGGGCGACGACCGACGGCTGTCGTCTCGAATACTAATTACAAAACCCCGCCCGGAATCGGGCAGAGTAACCTCGACATCACTCTGCTCGGCGGTGTGCCAAAGTCGGCTTTTCAGGTCACGAATTATCGATCGAATCTGACCGCGCGTTTTAACTGTGGTGCGAACGGAACCGCAGCCGGCCTACTCGGTGCGGGAAACAACGACTGCCCTTTCACCGCCTTCGAAACCATCCCAGCGAATTTTCCTTACAGCGATGACACGCATTACTCAGACACCTTGCCGATCGGCGGGATCTGGTCGCTCGGCCAGAGAGTTCTAAAAGTCACTCCGGTTGCGAGCGCGTCGCCAGGATGGATCGTCACCACGGGCGGCCGCGGTTGCATCCCTTGGACGCTCAACACTGCCTTTCTTTTCGGTGACTTCGTGTGCGCGGTGCCAGATGACAATCATGCTTTCAGGCAAACCGTTCTCGCCGGCTGCACTTCTGGTGGAGCGCAACCGACTTGGAACACTGGTGGCGGTTCAGTCACCAGTGACAACACTTGCAGTTGGACCGAATCCGGACAGTCCGCACAATTCGGCCTGATCGGCAACCTGCACTAAATCCCCATGACGTGCAAAATCGATCTCCGCGACCTGATCACACAAGAGGCACAGCGCCAGGGTGTCGATCCGACACTCGCACTCTCTGTCGCTCAGACCGAGAGCGGTGTGTGTCAGTGGGCCCCGAATGGGAACGTCGTCACCAGTGGCGCCGGCGCGATCGGAGTGTTTCAGCTCGAGCCCGCGACCGCGGCACAACTCGGTGTGGATCCCACCGACGTGAATCAGAACATCAGCGGCGGGATCACTTACCTGAAGCAGCTCTATTCGAAGTACGGCACGTGGGAACAAGCGCTCGCGGCTTACAACTGGGGCCCGGGCAACGTCGACAAAGCGGCCGCGGCGGGAACGTCCTGGCCGGTGTCGGTCTATAACTACGCGGCCGGCATCATCGGCCGAGTGCTCGGAACGAATGCGGCCGCGGCGATGCAAGCCGGCACAGCTCCTACCACTCCCGATTTTGTCGAAGCGTCTTTCTCTCCGAGCGATCTGCTCTCGAGTGTGATCCCCGGGGGGAACTCAAGCGTCCCGATTATTGCAGCCGGGTCACTTCTCGGTGTTCTCGCACTCACCTGGTACCTGAACGACTAGCTCGCAATGAATTGGGAAAAACTCAGCGACAGCGAGATCCTCGAGGCACTCCCCGGAGTGAATGGCAACTTTCAACTGCTGTGCTCCTTCCTCGCGCTTCTCCCGGTCGCGGCCACCGTGAAGGATCCACTCGGCCGGATGATCTACGCGAATCGAGTCGCGCTGAAACTCTACGGCCGTAAGCCTGGCGAGATGGTGGGACAAACGATCGACAAGATCATCGAGATCGCGGATCCTAAAGTTCCGCGCGAGATCCGGCGCACCGAAAAGAAGGTCCTGACCGACAACCGCGCCGGCATTTTCTTTCAGCAGCTCGGGACCGAGAGACGTCCGATCCGCCACTCGGTTCTAAAGTTCCCGTTCTTCGACTCAGAAGGAGATCCGGTCCTGGTGTCGATCGTTTTTCCGACCACGCCGAAGCAACTCGAAAAGTGAGAGCGAAATGATTCCGTGGAAGGAAGCACACGATGCGCAAAACGTGATCCACCGGCTAACTCTGTTGATCTCCGACGAGCCGCACGAGAAACGGGATCAGATGCTCGAGCTCAGTTTGCAAGAGCTGAAGGCGAAGCTCGAGCTGCACAACCTCGAGGATCTCGTCGACGTGCTGATCACGATGTGGAAGGATCCGGACAGGAAGATCGAGGCACTCGCCATACTGCGCGAGCTGAGCGCGAAGATCGCACGCCACTCGGAACGATTGAAATAAGTTATTTTGGCGGCTCTGCGGATTTGGGTGGAGCCGCTACCCGGAACATTCCGTCTTCGCCGGCGCGCTGGTCATAAACGACGTCGACGGCACTCTCAGTTTTCACTCGCGCCTGAATCGTCTTCACCAGCTCATCGAGTTTCGACTGGATCTGGAAGCCTTGGGACTGCAGCTGAACGAATTGCTGTTGCAGAATGACCTTCTGCGCCTCGACGTGATCTATCTGAGCTTTCAGCTTCCCCAGCTTCGCAGCCTCGAGCTCAGTGACTTTTACTTCGTCGCCTGGTTTCGGCTTCGGCTTCGGATCTTCCCCGAGTGCCCGCGCCACACAGAAGCAAATGATCAGGGTGATCAGGAAGAGAAAAATCTCACCGCGAAAACGTGACATTCAACGACCTCCATCAGCGTGCGGGGTAGAAGGGGAAGCGAGCACGATTCCCGAGCGGATCGTCGCGGCCATCTGCATCAGTTGCGCGGCGAGTGCTTCGGCCTGGTCGGGTGTCATCAGCGTCGTGATCTGCAGCATCTCCGAGTGCACGATGCCGAAGATCACCTTCCCCTCACCAGGTGCACCACGCTGGCCGGCGACGACGTACGCAGTCTTCCAAAGTGATCCGGGTTTCTCGGGAGTTTTGGGATCGAGGATCGACGTCATCCGCAGAGTGTACCTCAGCTCAGCGATTGCGTTTGCCGAGATCGACTTCGCACAGGGCGCGGAGTTCATCTATGAGCTGGACCGCGCGATCCTTAAAATCTTCGGACCATTTGTCCGCGTCGTAGTCCGCGATCTGTCCTTGTGCCATCACCGCGTGATCGAGAATTCGCTTCACGAGAAGAGTGCGGCGACAGGCGGCGTCGGGGCAGTTCAATTGCCCGTGGATCTCACACACGGTGCGGTAGTTCATGAAGCTCATGGGGCAGAGTGTAGCGCACGGCTCAAAAACATCCCCTTTTGAGCCGTCAATTTTATTTGACACCCTCGACTGAAAACAGGGGACTTACTGAAGGCGTTCGGAGAGGGGCTTTTGAGCCATCAGGAGCGCGCGCTTCGCGGTGGCAAGGGAAACCCCCACCAGCTTCACGATGTCGCGCCAGGCGACGCCATTGCGTCGTAGCGCGCGGATCTTTTCGACGTCCACAACCTTGCGCGGCCGGTGACAGATCTTTCCTTTCGCTCGAGCATGCGCCAGGCCGGACCGCACCCGCTCGACGGTGAGTGCGCGCTCGAACTCCGCGATCGCGGCGAAGATGTGAAAGAGAAGCTTGCCGTTCGCGGTCGACGTGTCGACCTGTTCGTGCAGAGAGACGAACTGGATCCCGAGTTTCTCAAACTCCGCGAGCGCGTCGACCAGTTGCTTCGTCGACCTGGCGAAGCGATCGAAGCGATAAACGACCACGACGTCGAGCTTTCGGCCGCGGCACAACTTCATCATGCGATCGAGCTCGGGCCGGCTGACTTTCGCGCCGGAATGACCGGGATCCGCGAAGATCTCGGCCGACCAGCCGCGGCGATGGCAGAACTCGCGGAGCTCGCGGAGCTGCATCCCTTCGTCTTGCTCGTCGGTCGAGACACGAGCGTAGAGGCCAGCTCTCAGTCGTGCCACGATGTACTCCGGAGAACGACGACGAGAGCGATCACGGCGCCGGCGCCGAAGTATTCGAACCGATCGTGTCGGCCGAGTCCATCCGCGAGCGCGGCACCGAGCACGATCCCCAACGCGAAGGCCTGAAGAACAATGTCCCTCATGCCCACAGGTTAGAGCACTTTTATGCAGTTATCGAGAAAGAGAAGGGGTTAGGCGGATGGTTCAGCCGGGCGGCGCGGCGGCCGCGTCGAGTGCGGCTAGCGAGTCCTGCAGCTGCTTTTTGCAGACCGAGCAGAACGCGACCTTGATCGAGTGGGTTCCATTGAACCCGAAAGTTTTGAGCGTCACCGACGTCTCGAGCACATACGCGGCGGGGTTCTGGTGGCAGATCGAGCACTGACCAGGTGAGGCGATCGAAACGATGTTGATAGGGGACGCGCTCATGCGGAGAGTGTAACGCGGGGGAGGGTGGGGGAGGAACTCACATTCTCGATACGATCGCGCAACCGATGCAGGCGCCGATCAAAAGTCCGGTCATCACCATCGCAATGAACTGCCCGAAACGGTCGCTCGTCGCGCTGTACTGCAGGGCTTCGATCTGCATGCGCACGACGTCGGCCTCGATCAGTTTGCGCCCGATCGTGGTTTCAATTGCGCCTAGTGTCGACTGTGGAAAATCCGAAGGAAGGAATGCTGATAAATTCTTCTGAGCCACGCTGGCCTCCAGTGAAGGTCGGTCTGGTTAGAACCGGGTGGGTGCTGATAACACTCGCTCGGTTCGCTTTTTTGTATGCGGCCAGTCTAGCGCAATGGCCGCGGGAGTCAATCGCCGGAAAGGTCATCGGCCGACGGTACAGTGCGCAGCTCTCCAACCGGCCAGGTGTCATTTCGCTTTTTTGCGGATGTCGGCAAGGATCGCGTAATTCTTGATCTCGACCGGAGTCAGAGGCACAGGGGAAAGAGTCAACAGTGCGCGAATGAAAGCAGTGAGACCGAGATTCAGATTCCCTTTGCGACACTCGGTGATCAGCATCTTGATCTCTACCGGTGAGCGATCGTAGATCGCGACGAGCTCATCGATTCGCTTTTCGATTTTTTCTTCCGGAGTCATCGGCGTCTGAAGATCTCGAATCCTAGTCGCAACATTGCAATAATCAACTGAGTCTTGAGCTCGTCCGGGGTAAGTTCTTTCGTCGTCGCCGGCGTGATCGGTCGTGCGAGCGGACCGGGACACTTACAAACGTCGACCGACTCGCCACACGAACTACAGAGTGTCGGTGGGATCTTCGTCACCGGGCCACTCGCGCGGATGTGTTCGGAGTGCTTCTTTCGCTTCGTACAAATTGAGCAGTCGCCGGCATGCTTCCGGGTTCTTCCTGATCTTGTTGATCCCGCTCACAAACCAAAAATACACGTGTTGTTTGTCGACTCCGAGCACGGTCGCGATCTCCGCGAAGGTCATGGCAGGCTCGATCTGAATCGTAGCCGCGGGATAGCGCTGCGACATCAGGCGGCCGCTCACGATTGCCTCTTTTTGCTGACTCCGATCACGACGCGGAGTTTTTGGAAGTGCTCGAGCTCGTGCTCGGCTGTTCTGATGCGTTCATCGTCGAGACGCTCGGCTTCGCGGAACTTGTGCTCGCGGTGCACGTTCAAAAGGATCAGCAGAACACCTCCACTCCACAAACCGGAGATGTACACGAGAGCCAATCCGATAGGACCACCAACCCACGGGCCCACGAGACCGCAGAGCACGGCGAAGGCGATGCAGAAAACTAAAAGTCGTGTGTTCAACGTTTTTCCCTCCCCGTGATGACTTCCTGAATTTTGCGCCCGAGTGTCTCGAGCACGACGCGGTTGAGCTCGAGCTGGTCGACGTGCACGCCGGCACGGTTCAAGTGGTGGGTGTCGCGGATCCGGAAGTTCCACCCGTCGAGATTCAAAATGTCGAGCTGGCGATAGCACTCATCCAGCACGCGGGTTTTTTCCGGGTTCTCGATCCGGTTCGCTTTCGCGGCCGCGAGATGTTCCTCGAGGGATCCGGGCGCCGGCGGAGGCGCGGGGATGTCGACCAGTGTTGAGACCGGCGGCCGCCGGCGAGCTCGCGGAGGATTCAAAGTCTCGAGAGCGCGTCGGCTGATGTGCGCGTTTAGTTCTTCGACCGATAGATCACTCATGCCGTTCTCCGTAGAGCTGATTCCAGTCCTGCAACTGCGCGCGTTTGTTCAGGATCTCGGCTGCGTCGTTCCATCGCACTCGATGCAGATTGCCCGGTCGGGAGTGGTTGCATTCCTGACCTGGTGGCGCATCGCATCGCTTGTGCCGGCATCGGATGCTCAGTGCGACTTTGCGAAATTCGTCGGCCATAGAAAGAGAACGCGCGCGCGAAAATCTCAATCAAGAAACAGAGTCAAGAACAACATCAAAAACAAAGTCAAAACCTAACAGCCGTAGAAGTAGATGGCTGTGGATCGGTGGACAAAGTTGCTAAGTCACTGATCCCGAACCACTCGACCATCGATGTCGCGTTTGCATAAGTTGCGGATATCTCGTGAGTGTCGGGTGCGCTCGCGTGCACAACTCCCACAGAGACGCCAGTCCGGTTCGAGTGCCTGAAACACGATCCGGCAACGAAAGCAGACGCGCCATTCGCCGGCATCGCAATAGTTCTGCGAGACCGCGGCACAGCGTGGACTGCAAAATTCCGCGACCGGATCTAACTTCGGATCTTCTGGATTGAAAAAGTGAAAGCATGTTGGGCACTGCAACCTAGGCATGGGGCCGAGAGTCTCCCTTCGAAGCTTTGAATGCGAGCGGCGCGGTCCGCTTCCCGCGGCGCGGCTTCAGATCAGTCTGTAAAGGGTCGACTGCGGGCGTTTCCGTGACCTCTGCCGCGTTCGTGCCGAGATCCTTGGCTAGATCGTCGACTTCGGCGCCGCGAAGCCTCTGAGCCTCGGGAGTCGCGATTGCGGCATCGGCGGGATTGTCGTCGAAGAGTTCCGCTTGCGACTGGGAGAACTTCGCGAAACATTCCATGAACACGTACTTCTCTCCCCACTTCCAGACCGCACTGTCCCACGTGATGCCGACGGAGAAATTAAGCCGCACCTCCCACTCGGTATCGACCTTCTCGCGATCGAGGTGAATGTCGCGCAAGATGCAACCCGAGAGGCAGACCACGAGCGGTGTGTTCTTTGTCGGCTCGATCGCAAAAATCTCGATGTCGATCCCTTTCAGCTGTGACGACATCGGGATCCGGAAAGTGTCGAGTTTCGGGTTCGCGACGATCTCCCAGATGCGGCGGATCCGCGATGGTGCGAACTCGAGATCATCCTCACTCAGTGCCATCGAACAATTCAGGTGAATCCGTTTCGCCGGCTTGGCTTCTTTCGGCCGGATGTCATCGAGACGGAGCTGGTAACTCCCCTTGTTGAAAAAGCGCTCGCTCATCGATTTGTTTCCCTTCCACAGCGAATTCCGTGCGCTCGTCGCGCTCGGTCGAACAAAAGCGTTTGTGCACGTGCAGATCGATCACCCGCCCGTCGTTCGAGATCACGTGCGCCCGGGCCAGGGCATCGATTGCAACTTTGATGAAGTTATCGAGATCGTGTGAGCTGAGTTTCTGGCGCTTCGGTCCGAGATAGAAAGTCAGATCGATCTCGTAAAAGTTCCCCGTGATCATGATCCCGCGCGAGAGTAAGAACGTCTGATCCGCAAACGCCGTCGCTTGCTTGGTGAGATACATCCCACCACCGCGGCGCATCTGCTTGTAGTGGTTCACCGACGGCGGAAGCATGGGGACCGAAAACCTCATTTCGTGAATCTCCCGAGCAAAAACGCGCACACGAAGCCGGCCAAAATCACGACGAACGCGAAGACGCCGAAGAGCTCCCTGCACGCTTGTTCCGTCATGCGTAGATCCCGAAAATGGTGAGCAAGGCACTCACGGCGTTCGCGAGTGCGGTTTCAATGTGGGAATCCATGCCGTGCACGTTGAAGGGTTTTCCGTTCGCCGTGCCAATGAGCGCCACATCCCAAAGCGATCGGTTCTCCTGATCGTAGGCAGTGTGAAATTCGACCTTCACCTCTGCGGTTCTCATGTCTCGAGCACCGCTTTGAGGATCGAGCGGAACTCTTCGTAGTTCTCACTCTCGTCGACCTGGGCAACGATCCAAGCGGCGTGCACTAATGCTTGCTCTCGCGTCATGACAGCGAGCGGACACATCACCCGAACTCGCTCGTTATCGCTCTTGGGATTCTCCATCGCCACGAGCTGCAAGTTCGCGATATCCCCCTCGAACTTCGGAACCTCGAGTGTGTGATCTCTCATGCGAACAATCCTCCCTTTTCATTCAACGGATCCGACGGCACGATAGCCTTCGGGAAAGCGGTAGCTCCAAACGAGACCGTGTTCACAGCGCAAGCACCAGTCCCACTCTCCGTAATAGTCGATGCGCTCAACCTTCCCGAGTTCACAGTGCCGAGCCAAGTCGAGCATCGCGTTCACCGCGTTCACAGAAAAGTCACAGGGCACGGGCAAATAAACGTGCCTTGTTTTCTCCTCGTGTGCGGTCACGCGAACAATGCTCCCTGTTTGGGTTTGCGAAACGCCTCAGCTTTCGGACACGTCGACCAGTGCGTCACCACATTGCCCTTGCCGTCGACGTCGAGCGGCATGAGCTTGTTATCCGGCGTCCACCAGAACTCGATCTCTGCAGGACAGCGACGACAGCGCCGCGTCGAGTGATAGCGATAACCGGCATGCTTCAGCTCGTCGAGAGTTTTGGGGAACGGTGCCATCGGGTTCCTTTCATGCCGGCCGCGGGATCGGGATTCGCGTATTCAAGGCCTTGGCCTCCTACATCCTCGCGGCCGGCTTTCTCCCTTCAGTGACGACTGGCCGGGAGAAACTCAAAGCGTGCGGAGGTCGAGGTGCCAGGCGATGAGAAAGCTCACTTCCTTCTGCGAATATCCGTGTTTCGGTCCGAGAATTTTTCCGATGATCAGCGGATCCGCCTGGCGCGCACCACAGATCCCGATCGACTCGAAGACCTTCAGCGCCATCGCTTCGACCGCTGCACTCATCACTTCCGGACGTGCCGCCTCGATCGGGAACGCGATGTCTGTGTAATCGGTGATGGAGAAAAAATACTTCAGGATCTCTTTGCCCTTGTCGTCCGTGTCTGTAAACTCCCCACTGACTCCACGCGGCGTCGGACTCACGTACTTGCCTTCCCCGGCGGGCAAGACTTGCGGTGCGATGTCGGGGGCGTTGGCACTGGCCCGTTCGCGCGAGTAGGTTGATTTCCCTTGTCTCGCGAGCGGCGTCTCACGCTTCACGCGGACCGCGAAGGTGTCGACGGGAAAGTTCGGCACGATGGTGTATCCGGCCTCGACTGCGGCCAGGCACTTGCGATAAAAATCTCCGCGGCGCTTCGAAAGATTTCCGTGGCGGATGTAGGTTTCGAACTGCCATCCGGAAGTACGTGCGACGTCGGCGGCTTCGAAAAGTTCGTCGGTCTCGGAATCACACACCCGGATCTTCGCCTTCAGCCACAGTTTCAGGTTCTCTTGCGCGAGCACCATGTCGCTCGGGTTCCGTGCGATCAGGTGAACGTCGGACTCGAGATCAACATTCGGGATCGCAGCGCGCAAGCGTCGTGCAGCGCATCGACCGATGTGGTGTAAAGGTCGACCGCAACCGCAGGTCTCAGAAGCAACTAAGTCGGCTGTTTCGTTCATCGTTTCACCCCCACAATGTTCGTGAAGCCTCGCGCGTTCGTTATTTCCAGAATCCACCCCACCACAGAATCAGTGCTTGGATCACGAGAGCGATCAGAGTGATCCATGCGCTCTCGGTTCCGCTTTTCTCTTTTCCGTGCCGCTCGACCGAGAACACCAGTGCGACGAGGAAAAGGGCGAGCATGAGGATCGCGGGTGCGTGCAGGTTCACCGTTTCACCCCCACGATGTTCGTGAAGCCTTGCGCGTTCGTTTTGGTGAGGAAGGTCGTCGCCTGGCCGACAGTGTCGAGGATCGTGCCGAAGTGCGACGGATCCCAGCAGCGAATCTTTTGGATCTTCACGCCGGCCGCGGTGCGGATCTGGTAGTGCACCACCATCGACTTCCCGTCTGTCGGCTGATCGACTTTTACGGGAGTGATGGCGAGCTCACCCTCGAGGTGCCCGTTTTCCTTTTTCGCGGATTTCGACCGCGCCGGCGGTCCAGGAGAGACAGGGGCCGGCGCGGCCGCGGTCACCGCAGCCGGTATCCCCACCGGCGGCGATGGATTGGCTCGGGCGCCCGACAGGGAAGCCACGCGCTGAGCCAAACTTTTGTAGATAGGCGGGAGATTGAAAACGCTGACACCGAAGCTCACCAGAACTTGCAGCGCCAGCAATTCGGCATCGTCGAGCTCTAGGTTGAACTTTGCCACGCGCCTCCCCCTTCCTGAACTCCCTGATTGCGCGCGAGCTGCAGTGCGCGGATTTCCTGCTCGATCTCTTCCTCGTCGAGATGCCAGCAGTTGCTTTGAATTTTCGCGATCACGCGCCACTTAAAATCCTGATAGAACTCGCGGGCGGTCGCGACATTGCCCGTCTGATCGAGCAGAAGCGCGAAAGCGAGCTGAGCCGGACCGCTTCCCCCATATCCCCACTCGAAGCCGGTGGGCGAGTGGTTCACGTAACGAAAGCCGGCATCGAGCGACGACGCGAGCCTGGTGTCGCGATCGACGACCGAGACCAGGGCAACAACACGGACGCGAGAGCCCACGTACTCTTTCATTTCTTTTCGGTGACCTCGATGCGTTTGCGCGCGCTGAACTTTTTCACCAGGTGATACTCCGCGACCTCTTCCGGCTCATCGATCTCGAGATCCTCGAGCTTCTCTTCTGCATCGATCCACGGATCCTCGCCGTCGTCTGAATCCACCATGCGAACGAATAGTTTTTCGGGAAGTGTCATAGTCCTGCCTTTCGGAAACGTTCCACGTGGAACACTCTCGGGTTAGAATGCACATGCCCAGCGTCGAACCGACTGGATCACGAGCCGTCGTCGGACTGCCACTCAGGGGAGGGGCCAACTTCGACGGCTCGTGTTTTGCTCATTGCTGGTCCTTCGCGACCTTTACCTCCCTTCCTCGTGGATTTTGATCACCACGATCAGCTTGCAGCGGTGTTTCGCTGCGATCTCGAAACAGTTCCCACAGAGCCACTCGAAGCAGGTGGTGCACATTTGAAAGTGCTCGCGACAGAACCCGTGCGCACAGCCGCGGCAGATCACGAGCGAGTCGGCGCCGCACGTGTGGCAGCTCGAGACTCCGTTCAGCTCGTAGATCGTCGCCATTGATCCGTGACTCATCGTGTCGAGCACCAGGCGATTACCGCCACCATGAAACAAACCGCGACCAGGACAGCCGCTTCGGGCCAGTTCAGAGACTGCGGCGTCATGCGACCACCTCGAAGAGAGCGGTCGAGACGATCAGCTTCGCAGCCGCGTAAGCCTGGTCAACACATGAGGGATTCGTGCACACGTTCGGGATCAGCCATGCGCACGGCAACAGGTGAGTGGCGAGGATCTCGCCGTTCTCTTCGCGATAACCAGGCACCGCGAAACAGGGATTGTCTTCGGTGCACCCGCAGAACTTGCAGCGCATCGGCCGGCGCGATTCACAGCGTGCACAGGGACAACCGGGATCGTGGGGACCGATTCCGAAACTCACTGCACACCGCCTGTGAGTGAACTCCGGAACTCTTTAAAGAGCTGATCGAGCGCTTCGACGACAGAGTCGCGCATGCGGGGATCGGCGTGGCGAAACCACTCGAGCGCATCTTTCGGGGCGCGCAACTGGATCTTGCCGTCGCGACCCACCATGAACATCGCGAGCATTTCCTCGCCGGGTTCGAGCCCGAAGGGATTCTCGGATTCGTGTTCGGTGCGGGTGACTTTGCGCTCGCTCACAGGGCACCACCCGGATCGATCTCGTTCAGGATCTCGATGGCCAAGCGAATGCCCTTCTCTCCCTCCGTGTTCAAACTGTTCACATTCGGGGAAGTGCGGCCGATAAAATCTCCGCGCTCACCTTGTCCGACCATCGAGATGATGGCGCGCAGCATGCGCGGCGCTAGTGCGATCAGGTTCCGAATCCGTTCGATGCGTTTGTGATCCGCTTCGCCGGCTGCGATCGGCAGTGCCGGAAAAATAGCGAGCAGTTCGGTTACGTGTTTCTCGCCAGGGATCTCGCCGACTAGAGCGGCTTCACCTTTCACGTCGGGGTCAATAGTCACGTCCGCAACGTTGACAATTTTCCAATCCTTGAGATTCCACTCTTTGAGTTCTGGGCTCACAGCGCACCGCCTTCGAGCTCGCGCAGAAGATCGTTGATCCCATCAGTCCACCCGTGGATCAGCTCGAGCAGCGTGTTGACTCGAGAGTCGGAATCGAATTCAGGAATCGGAGTCGTCGAAACAACCTCGGAGATCGCACGCAGAGCGCGCAGCATGCGCGGGGCGGCCATGAACAGACGAGCGTTCGAGTGCGTCTCCTTCGCCGGCAGCAGATCCGCAAGTACCGATAGCGTGAACAGGGGAAACTCTGCGAGCAGGAGCTGGTGACCGGTGGGCCCTGGCTTACAGACCGACAGCGAGTATTTGCTGAGATCGTTCAGTTCCCAAGGTTCCGGGGACGGTGAGAAGGGGTGTGTTACTTTCGACTCGGTTCCGGAACCGGCGGGATCCGGAGACGGAGGGGTGTGGTGATTGCGCACCATGTTCCTCGTTTCCGGTGTCCCGCTTTTTTTTGAGACTAGGAGTGTCGGGACGCGAACCGACCAGCTTTCGCGCGTTCCTCGAGTTCCTTCACGTGCTCGATGAGCTCGCGCAAGATCTGATCAATTGCCTGAGCTCGAACCGATCGAAACCTTCTCTGTCCGAGATGGTTTTCTTCGAGTTCATCCAGCAACTTCTCAGCTCGCGCGATGTGTTCATCGCTCACTGTTTCCGTCCCTTGCTCTTTGGGAGAAACCACAGGTGGGGAATCGGGGGTGGGGATTATGAGTCCCCTGCTCTAACCGCTGAGCTACGGGCCCTCATACCATCATCCCCTGCTCTTTCCCTGTCGGTCAACCGAAGAGCACTTAAAAAGCGGGGCACCGATTGAATTTGCACAGCCCAAAACCCTGCTGTGACGTGGGTGAGTCTACACCCGTTGTCAAGATTACTTCTAGGTGACCGAAGTCACCTTACTGCAGGAAAGAGATAGGTTCGATGGGGGACTGATTTTCCACTCGACCGCAGAAATTCACAGGGGTATGATCCCCAAAGCGGGAACGGCTCGCGCGCAAACGCGGGCCGCTCCCTAACACGCACCGGCTACACGGAGCCGATGAGAGCTGATCCCGATTTTCTCACCTTTCGGGTTCTCCGTGACGCCGGTCAGAACGAGGAGAACCAGCCTATGCTGTGGAAAAAACTCTCAGCGCTAACTGTGCTCATTCTCGCGACCTCGCCAGGGTGGGCGCAAGACTGCTACATCTACAACACCAGACTCGGACCGTTCTTTTACGGCTCGATCAACTCGATCGATCACTCCACCGGGAATCACATCTTTTCGAACGAACAGGGAGGGTGGTGCACTTACACCGGCGGGCCCGGTGAGTGTGCCGCAGTCGCGACCGCGACGTCGTTCTCCTATGTCGAGGAAAGTGGAAAGCTCACGATCCCCGGCTTCGTGCACGAGATCGCGTGGAACGATGCGAACGGGACCGCGAGCGCGACCTATCCGTCGAGCGCGGTCGCGTCGAGCGAAGGCGCCGGCGCGGTGCGCGAGTGTCCGCTATTTTGTGGCTTCGGGATGACGATCTCATCCCCTGGCGGAAGTATCAGCTATAGCGGCGGATCTCCGAAGTGGGCCGACAAACACACGTACACGAACAACTGTCCCGCAAGGATCGTCAACAGCGGGTGCGGCGTCGGTGCGAGCGGGGGACCGTGCCCGGTTTGCACTCCGGAAAATTGCGGGCCCTCTCCGATCCTGATCGACACCCGGAACGAGGGATTTCACTTCACCGATCCACAAACACCCGACGGCTATGTGAGTTTCCGGTTCGGCGCGAAGATCCGAAAGGTCTCCTGGCCGGACTGGAAAACCGAGAATGCTTGGCTCGTTTACGACTCGCGCGGAGTGATCGACGGGGCCGACGATCTTTTCGGCAACTACACCGAGCACTCGGATGGGGGACTCAAAAACCACCCGAACCCGAACGGGTTTCTCGCACTCGCCTGGTACGACCGCGGGGAACAAGGCGGCAACCTCGACGGAGTGATCGACAAGCGGGATCGCATCTGGTCGAAGCTTCGTTTGTGGAAGCCGAAACACTGTCACTTGCATCCCGACGAGCCGTGTGTGGCGCTCGACAGCGAGCTCTCAACACTCGACGCGGCCGGCGTGCACTCACTCTCGCTCGTCTACTCATCGGAAGGCACCACCGACAGCTACGGGAACGTCTGCAGCTTCAAGGCGATGGTGAATCCGGATGAAGGCGAGACACAAAAGTCACGCGACGGCCGTTTCGCGTGTGACTTCAACCTGGCCGAACGCAAAGAGGACGCCCGGTAAAAGCTCTCCCCGAGCTGGGCGCCAGGTGAACTCTGGCGGCGCCCCGTTTTTTAGCGCTTTGCAGGAGTGGCTTCGAGGAAGGCGAGAGTGCGGATCCGCTCTTCGATGTAGGTACAGCGCTCGAGATTGGTAAAGCGCTCCCAAACCTGAGCGGCGAGCGTGACCGACTTCCAGGCGAGGCGCTCAAGACGCTGCACCCGGTCGACGAGATTCTGATCGGTCTCGTTCAGATCTGCCACGGTGACGGAATTCTACACTCCCGTTTTCCCTCGGGTCGACTGCGTTCAGGGCATTGTTCCACTTTCGTAACAGTACCGACGTACCCTCGGCAGCGCGGGATTTTCCCGGCATGCTGGGGTTTCTCATAAGGGGGAATCATGGCGAAAACACCGGTGATCTACGATCCCAACATCTTGCAGGCCTACGTCGAAACGCTCTATCGCGAGGCGCGCTGGATCATTCTCATGACCACGCTGAAATATGCGGCCGCGACGTTCGCGGTGTCGTGGTTCATCTACATCGTGGTGGTCGCGACGCGCCTGGTCGACCACAACGCGGCCGAGAGTCTTTCGCTCGGGATGCTGATCCTCACCGCAGTGGCGGCGATGATCGGAGTCGAAGCTGGTCGACGTAAGGCGTGGGAGCTGAAATTCCGCGCACAGCAATTGCTATTGCAGATGCAGATCGAACAGAACACCGCGGCGCGCTTTACTGCACACGTTTAGCCTGAGACACGAACCCGACGACGGCCGCCGGCTTCTTCGGCGGCTTTTGTGTTTCGAGTGCCATCACACCCTCGAGCTTTGACTTCATGCTGATATGCGAGTAGGTGTCGAGCATTTTCTTCGAGACGTGGCCGGCGAGCTCGATCACGGTGCGTTCAGAAACGCGCTCATCCTCGAGTAGTTTCGTGATCACGTGGTGACGCAGATCGTACATGCGCAGTGTGGGCATGCCGGCGGCCTTCCTGAGTTTGTCCCACGCCTTTTTCCACGACGTCGCCGGCTTCGTGGGATCCGCGGTATCTCGGCCGATCGCGGCGCGATGAGGCAACAGGAAGTGGTCGGGTGCGACGGCACCGAGCTCGCGCGCGCGGCGGACCAGTTCCTTCATCGCATCACCCGCGGTTTCGTTCAGAGGGATGGTGCGCACCCGTGTGTCGTTTTTCGCTCCGAGTGTGACGGTGATCGTTCCGAAGGGAGTCGACGCACCTGGTGCGAGATCGATGTCACGCAAGCGCAGCATGCGGATCTCACCAGGTCCCGCGGTCGTGTTTGCGGTGACGAGCGAGCAGAGATAGGCGACCTTCCACCGCGGCCGCGACATCGCCACCGAGAAAAGTGTGGTCTCTTCCTCAAACGACAGCGCGCGACCGGCTTTCGGTCGCGGCATCTTCAGCGGTTTGTAATAGGGCGCGAGCGGGGCCCACAGCGCGGCGCGCACGAGAATCTGTGAGAGTGTGTTGAGTTCGTGATTGATCCGCGACGGGCCGGCCTTCTTTGAGAACCCGTCACCCTCGAGGCGCATTTTCTGATAGGTCTCGAGGTGCCCGATGTGGATCTCACTCAGCGTGAGCTCAGAGAAAAAGCTTCCCAGCCGCTTGATGTTCTTCTCGTATTCGGCAATCGAGGCGACACCGATCGATCGGCGGTGCGCGTCGAGCCATGTTGCGGCCGCCTCACCGAACAGCAGCGAAGCGAGCGCACCGGGAGTGATCATGCGCGTTCGTTCTAACTCGCAAGCCGGACAGTGCCGGTGTCCAACGGTGTGAGAGACGGAGACGGGGGAGAGGGGCCGCTTTGCGGGCATACGATATCGCTTCTCTTCGCTCGTCGTGAGGGGGGCGACGGAATTTTTTACAGATTCAGAACAGCGCCGACTTCCCGGCGGGAGAGGGAAGGGGCTGAATTGTCAATGCACGTGAGAAACCGCGCCGGGTGCGGCATTTAGGCGAGATCGGGGCGGGAACCGAGCCGAGTGTGCAAAGACATTGCACACTCAGTGAAAACCCTTAGCGAGTTACGAAAAGCGGAAACCCGCTCCCCTTGCGGGAAGCGGGCCCTCCGGCTCTGGCGAACTCTGCGATCCTTTCACAAAGTTAGAAGCATGCGATTGAGACGAGCCTACCTCACGCGGCGCCGTGTCCGTTGACTTTCTTTTTCGACGGCGCCGGCGGTTTGTGTGGCGGCGCCGATGTTTCGCCGGCGACGTCGGCCGCGGTCGGGAACACCGTCGCCGGCGGTGGCGGCGGCATTGCTTCGAGATCGCGCATCACCTCGGCTATAAAGTCACCTTGAAACTCAGCCCACTCGGGATCCCGCGCACGATCGGCCAGCTCGGGGACGGTAGCGACGAACGCGCTCAGCTGTGTCTCGTTTCCGAGTAGAGGCTTCAGCGCTTCGACGACTGCGGGATAGGAGAGGCGAAGGTGTGCGGCGCAAAAATCACCGTCGTAACCCTCGTCATAGGTGCGACAGATCGTGTCGACGATCGACTGAATCATCTGCTGGGAGATCTGGCCGGCGGGGACTTGACCAGGCGCGCCGGCCGGGGTGGGTGTTGCGGAGGCGAAGGAAGTGACGGGCGGGGGAGTGCCGGCGGTCACTACACCTGGCGCCGGCGGCAAGATGGTACCGGGGAGAGTGCGGCCGGTGACTGAAGCCGCGATCAGTGCGCGCTGAAATGCCGCTTCCTGCATGCGCGCGAACTCGTTCAACATCGTCGGCATCTTGTCGACGAGCCCGGTGAGCAGTGACACCCACCACGGCTGCTTTCCTCCGGAGTCGCCTCGAGTCATCTCGAAAACTTCCTTCAGCGACTCGACACCGAGCAGCTCCTTCACCACGGTGAATTGATCAGTCAGCGGTGGCGGATTTTTCTCGCTCGACTCTGGTCGCAGGATCTTCGCGAGCTCACGGATCACGGTCAACTGTTCGGAAAGATTTGACGCCGGCGGCTTGTCGTCGAGCTTCGCGATCGCACGATCGAGTAACTTATCCGCGATCGGGTTTCCGGTCGCGGATCCGGCTTGCGCGATGGACATCGATTTCTGTATCTCGAGCGTGTCCATCATTCCCTTTTTCATGATCTCGATCCCGGCGTTCGCGGCCGTGGGATCTCCCTTCGTCGCTCGAATCACTTCTCCGACGATGCGTGAGATTCCTTCCTCACTTGAGAGCGGCGCCGGCGGGACGGCCGGCTGTCCGGTTCCGCGGTAGGTTTGCCCTTCCTGCAGGATGGGCGGGCCATCGATTGAGAACTTGTGCTCGCGCACGGTGGTCGTGTCGCGTTTGAGATAGCAGTGATATTTCCCACCGCCGAACTGCCGTTTGACCGAATCCTCGTCGATCGCGCTGCAGTATTTCTCGATGTACTTTTTTTCGCCGGATCGGTTCGCGATCGCGGGCTCGAGCCGGTAGAGATAGATCATCAGCTCATCCCACGCACCCTCGGGCAGCGCGCGCAGAAGATCGAAGAACCCGAGCGACTTGTCGGCTGCAATGACTTCCCACGCTGCAAGTTGATCGAGTTCTTCCTCGAGCGCGGTCGGGACGGGCACAGTGTTGTCGACGACCGTCGGGCCGCCGGATTTTGTTTTTCTGCTCACATGATCCCCCGTTTCTTTTCTCCCTCGAGCACGAACAAAAATTCGCATGCTGGCGGCAGATCTTCGACCTGGTGCGTCAGTAAAGCGTTGAATCCCATCCCGCACTCGATCTCGATTTCCGGACTGATCACGTGGGGCAGTATTCCTTCGCTTCGGTGAGCTAGTAACTCTTCGACTTTCGGATGTCGATCCTGAGTCAGCAGGGCAATCGGATCCATGAGCGTGAAGGTGGGGCATTCGATGTAAGTCTTCATCCCCACACGGAGCTCGATCAGCGAGTTCCACCACAGCGGATGTTTGAATGACAGAGGGATTCCCATCGAGAGGAACAGGGTTCGAGCTGCCCGAACGTTGAACGATTGAGGCACCGGCAATTGTCCCGCGTTCGTCATGTTCGTATCGATTCGATCAACTCCCCACAGACCGATCGGCACGACGAACAGTGAGGTGCGTTTCGCTGCGTACTTGTGGTTTTCTCGGATGGGGTGATTAGGTTCGACTGGTACACGTGACCAGATCACATCGGCGATCAGTTCCAGCACGTTCGCCACTATCGGCATTTTTTTCCTCCAAAAAAGAAACGGACTCGCAGAGGTGGAGGCGATCCGGAAGCACCCGGATGCGGCACACACCTCTCGAGTCCGTTTGTCGGTGGTCGAGAGTTTTAGATTTGGATCATTCGAAGAGAAAGGGGGAAACGCGAACCACGTTACAGCCTGGTCGGGATTTTCTCAAGGGCTACTTTCGTAACCTGGCCGCGAACCTGGGCAGTCTTCGAATGCTCACGTGGTGGTCTCGCCATCCTTCAGACCGCGGGGTGACGCCGGAGGAAAACATCGGGGTGCGACCGCACCAGCATTTGCAATCACCGAGATGCCAGCGAAGGCGAGTGCAGTGATGAACCCACTCGACTCCGTCGATCACGGTGTGCCAGGTGCGACCGCAGTGGAACCAACTCATCGGCTCACGACGTTCAGCCGCGGCGGTGGGAGTGGTTTCACTTCGGTGACGGTGAAGGTGATGAGGTGGCCATCGCGAAACGTCGCGCGGATCTCCGACACCGGACAATAGAGCTTGTACTTCTCGCGCAGCTCGGGGATTTTCGCGCGAACTTTCTGCACACGCTCATTCGACGGGATCGTCGGACCTTCCTCACGCACGTGATCGCTTTGCGTGGTCGTCTTGCGATGCGATCGGAGCTGCACTTCGAAGGCAGCCGACGAGAGTAGAACCACCTCGATGAGTAGCTCACCCCAAAAACCGGGGATCGCGCACTGGATCAAGGCATCCTCGATGCGCTCGGTGGGGATCTCGACCTCGTTTTTCGGATCCATTGCTCTCAAGAATCCTCGAACTGTGTTGCAAAAGCAAGAGTTTCGCGGGTTCTGGCACTGCTGTGCACACCCTCCCGCAGCGAAAACCGAAACTCGACGGAAAGCGCGCGGAATGTACTGTAATTAACCTACGGTACCGGCGCGGTTTTCCCTCGACACTTCTGCTTGCTTCCGTGCACGATTTCGGTGCGCTCGCGCTCGATCCAACCGATCTTGAGTGCGGCCATTCGCCGGCGCCGATCTGATTTTTCATCACCTCACGGCGCCGGCTTAGAAATTTCGCGTCCCGAACTGGTCAGGAGAGCGAGCGGAGAACCGTGGGGGCCATTCGAGAGCTTTCTCGACCAGGACGGGGCGCGAAATTGAGTTCTTCGATGTTTCTCGACAATGGCCTCGCCTTCGCTTCAACTCGGGTGCACCACTTGCGGGAATCCCTACCAGATGCGGCGCTTCACCATCGGGCACGGCGACCAGGCGATTTTTAAAACCATCAAGCACATGCAGCGACTCGCCTTCGGTCCTGAAGGCGTCGGACACCCACAGGTGCGCATCGCAGCGATCGAAGCGGTGCGCGGCGCGATCAAAAGCGTCGACGAGATCGACCACGTGCTCACGTGGGTGAAGCGAAACATCGAATTCCGCGGCGAGCATGCTGAGACCTTGCAGTCGCCAGTCGTGACGTTGCAGCTTGCGGCCGGCGACTGTGACGATCACTCTTCGCTGATCGCGGCGATGCTCGAGAGTCTCGGCTATCGGACTCAGTTCAAGACGGTCGCGACCAGGCCGGATGATCCACAGTTTTCCCACGTCTACGTGATCGTGAAAGACAAGCGCAATCCCGGCCAGTGGATCGCGATCGATTCGACCGTCGGGCAAAGTTTTGCAGGATGGGAACCCCCCATGATTTACAGACAACGCACTTATCCGAATCCGCGGCGCACGCTCGGTGATCAGCCGGCGCTCGTGCCCTTGCCTGCAGCGGCACCTACAGGCCTCAGTCCCACGGAACAGATGCTCTACGACCTGGCGGCACCGTTTGCTCAGGCGGGCGCGGCTCAGCTCGCCTATGGTGGCAACGTTGTGCAGCCGGGCACTTACCCGGGGAGTTTTGGACAGCCCGGGTTCGCAACCGCGGCACCGGCCGCGTTCGGTGTGCCGACATGGATCTGGCTCGTCGGGCTGGTCGGTGTTGTGTGGGCTGTGTCCCGGGGGTGATGGGTGACTTATGCCGTCTCAGTTCGCCGACGACAGCGCCGTGGCTCTCTGGGCCCGCCCGCCCTTGCTCTTGGAAACGGGCTCGGGCAAGACGACGGCAGTGGATTCGACTGGTCGAACTTCGCGACTTCGGTTGCGAGCTCGGCCGCGACGAGTGCCGCGGCCGCCGGTGTCAATCTTCTAAAAAACGTCGGAGCACCGAAAGCGCCGACGGTGATGGTTGCACCACCGACCACCGCCAGCACTCTCGGCTTACCGTCGACGGTGCCTGTGTACGTGTGGGCCCTCGGTGGTCTCGGCCTGGTGATGATTCTCGTGCTCGCGATGCGCAGGTGAACGAATGTATCTAGTCGTCGCACAACCCGGACTCGGAGCTTACCGCGGGCAGATGGCCAGGCATCTCCCAGTACAACGACAGCGCGCGCTGCGCGGCTGCGCACCCTGCACGCTCGGCAACTATCGCCGGCGGCCACAGCACACACTCGGGGCGAACGTTGCAGCGCAGACCGGGGTCTCTGCAGCTGCCACCGCGGCGACGTTCATTCCTGTGGTTGGACCGGTACTCGGTCCGCTGATCGGTGCGATCGGTGGGCTGTTCTTCGGTGCATCTGCAAAACGGGCAGCGGAAGCGAAGACGGAAAACTCCGCGGTCAATCAACTCATGCCGGCGGCGATTCAGCAGATCCAGGCGATCGTCGCGTCGGTCAACGCCGGCCAGCTCGATACCGCTACCGCCAGTTCTCAGCTCGATCAGATCGTCGCGGGGTTTCAGCAGACGATTCAGCAGTACGCATCGACACCGGGATCCGCGATGCGAGCCTGCACTCCGGTACCTGGTGGCGCGTGCGCGAATAGCGCCGGCTACGGAAACGAGAAGTGTGACAGCGGGTGCACCGTCGGGTGTTGCATGCTCTGTCAGTGGCTCATCCCCACCGTGTGCCGGATCAAGCAGCTGTTCGCCTCGAGCGGTGGAACGATCTCGATCCCGGCCACCGGGAGCTCGGGTTACGGCTACACCGGCACGAGCGGCTTCTCTCTGACTTACTCACCAGCGGGGGCGGCTGGTGGCATCGGCGGTGCACTGAGCTCGCTCACGAGCGGAACCATGCTCGGCTTGCCAACGTGGGTTTGGCTCGTCGGTGGTGGCGGCCTCGTTTTGGTGCTCTATCTCTCGCAAGGAAACAGGTGAACATTGTGAGTTATCTCTACACTGGTCCCCCACTTACACCGACGAAAAACGGAAAGCCGGCACCGGCGACAGCACCAGCGACGCTCGGTGCTTACCGCGGTCAGATGGTGACTCGTGGTCGACGCGCACTGCGCGGTCTTCGCGGGCTCGGGCTTCCGATGAAAACCGTGCGCGATCTCGGTCTTCCGGTGAAGGTCGCGCAATGGGGAAACACCCCTGCAAACACGATGCCGGCGTTTCACCGGCCGACAGGGCTGACTCCGATCTCGCAACCTGCAGCCTTCGGTCCGCAGTATCCGGTCTCGGTGCCGATCTCTCCGACACCGTTTCAGTTGCAATTGACAAACGGGACTCAGCCGGCAACGCAGACCGTTCTTCCTCCGACGAGCGTCGACCAGGTGCAAGACGGAATGAATCGCCGGCGGTGGCGTCGTGGGCAGACACAAAGCTCGACCTCGACACCTTATGGGCCGTCGACGGTGTGCACGATCGATCAGACCGGAGCTCGCGTGTGCAGCGAAGCGAATGCGGGCGCGTATCCGCCTGGCGCGCAGCCGGCGAGCTCGACGATCGTACCGCCGGCAAGCTCCTGCGTGAACGTGGATCCGACGACCGGCGTGTGTCTTGATTCTCAGATCCTCGCGGCGCAACAGGCAGGGATCACAACCGCGGCCGCGCCATGCGTGACCGATCCGACGACCGGTCTCTGCACAGCACCAGCGACCACCGTGGGCGGGATCGATCTCACGACCGTGCCGTCCTATGTCTGGTACATCCTTTTCG